AAGGAGCTATACTCTGTAGCTATAGGATTATCAAATACCTCTTTATCGATCCAAGTGGTTCGAGCAAGTGTTCCAGTCCACCATGTTCGCTCTAAATAATTATAAGCTACAATAGCGTTAATTTGATCTGATCCTGTTCTAGGATAAAACCACATAATTTCATTAAATTCACCATTGTGTCCAGCAAAAGCATTTTCTGATCCTGTTATGTTAATATTATTAAAAACAAACTGTTCAACGGTGCATGGTAGTTTTTTTACAGTACCATCAAATAAGAAGAAAGAGTCTTGAGACATCCAATAGGATACACCATTTATGTCGACACCTGCATGACTACCTATTATACCACAGTTTTGACCAAGCTGTCTTAAACCAAAGGTAAAAGGTGGACCTATAAACTGCATTGAGTGTAAAGATGTATCTGTCCATACTAATATCTGACCTCTTGATCTCTCTGCGGCCACGATCCGTGATCCGTCAGCTATGCGTAATGAACCTGCAGTATTCTCTGCGGTTGGTTGATACGTATTTCTATCCTCTTGATTTGAGAATCTAATTAATAAATCGTCTTGAGCATTAGTGCCACCAATTGTGGGTTGAGTGCCCATAAATAAAACGTGTCTGTCTGGAGTAGAAACTAAACCTAATCTTGATTTTGTTGGAGCATTAGTAATAGCAGTTGCCCTTGTTGAAACTCCGCTTGAAGGACTCCACTCAAAAGCACCACCATTTAAGACAGTTGCAATGAGCAACTCTCCAAAATTGTCAAGAGACCATTGTCTTGCTTCAAGAGTAACATTAGAACTACTTGATGCTGTACCCCATGTGCCTGAACTCCATGTGTCTGTTCCCCAACCAAAGGCAGGAGTTGACAATTCAGGACCAATACTGATTTGATATTTAGCATTGCCTGAGCCTCCACCACCTGATGTAGATCCTGACGCAGCAGAGCCTGCAGTCACAACATATGCATTGTTATTAGCGACAGATGTAATTTCAAATTCTTTGTTCATATCTAATCCGTCAATTGCAGAAAAAGAATCAAAAGTGACAAAATCACCTTGTTGTGCTCCGTGACCAGTATCGGTGACAACTACGGATGTAGTTGCATTAGTTGTAAAAGGATTTGTTAAAGCTTGTGTTTCTCTAAGAGGGGTGATGTCATAAGCAACACCTTCTGAGTATAAATATAATTTTCTATCTGTGCCAAAAGCGTTAAATCTAGTGCCGTCTAAAGAGACCCATGCGTGTTGATCTCTGACAACTCCAACTAAGGTTGTGCTAAAAAACCTCTCCCAACCTTTAATTTTCTGTGCAGAGCCTTGAAAGAATCTTACCATATCTCCATCAGTCCATTTGCCCTGACCTGTATAATCAGTGACTTCTTTATTAATACCGGGAGCTGGTCTAAAATTTACTAGGGGCATGAGGATAATATACTATTTTTTTTCAAAATAGAAAAAGGTATTTAAAGTATATCTATTCGTGTCTATTGGTGCATTTGCTTGTAAACCGTTCAAACAAGCGTGTCTGTGAGAGCCCTTGAACAAAATCGCTCTGTTAGCTTGAAAACCAACGGTTGTATTTAAAACGTGTTGGTCTCCTACTTCTGTGTAGAATCCAGTGCCATTAAATTGACTAACATCCCCTTTTAGGTAAACGAGACAATTGTAATCAGAGGGGTCTGTATGAGGGTTTATAAAGTCATCCGAACGCAAATGAACTGCCATATCTGCACTAAAGTTCACATTCTGTAGAGGTGGGAATTTTTCTATCATAGTATGTAAAGCAAAATTAAATGCTTTTTCATTAATTAAATTTAGGTTTTGAGATCGATAGCCTTGCCAACTCTCCTCTGGTTTTTTTGATTTTAAATCAATATTGCCAAGCAAGTCAAAAAAGACATTGATGTCTTCAAAAAGATTATCTTCTACATAAATCATTTTTCATAGTGTTTCATAAATTTTTCACCAGCTTCATCTATGGTTTTTTGTGTATCATTATCTATTCTAAAATCGTTTTGAAAATTAAATGCTACTGTTATTCTTTCACTCTCACACGGAGTCACATAATGGTATAAATAATTAGGAAAAAGTATTAATTTACCCACCTCTTCATTTATTCTTTGCTCATAATGTTGAACAAATTTAGGGTCCATAGACATCATTTTGCGTGGATCTACAAAAACTAAATTACCCTCAGCAGGTTTTATTATAAGTATGGCGCTATAGTGATCTAGGTAATGACAATGAGGAACTGCAGCATCTCCCTTTTGATAAAAGTTTATCCATGCACTTTTAGTCCACCAATTATTATATTTCCAATTATTGCTTTGACCTATTACTGGTAAAATTTTAGAACATATGAATTCACTAATTTCTTGAATAATAGGATATCTAATTCCATCATAGCCAGTTGTCGTTGCTTTTACATAATCTAAGTTTTTTTCCCAGTTATGTTTCTCTTCCTCAACAAACTTAATTACTCTATCACAGAAACTAGTATCTATATTACAGTCAAAAACATCTACAGGGTACCAACTAGTTTTATTAAGATTAATGTTCATTCTTTTTTTGCAACCAAAGACCCAACGTGGCCTTTAAAAGCCCTATTACCAAAATGAGTTAAAGGCATTGCTAAATCAGCCCATATCTCTCCACCACACTCTTCGGTCCAAAGTCTTGAAAAATAGTAATCTTCAGACAAATATCTTTTTTGATCAAGTGTTTGATAAGGTCCAACCGCAAATAAATCATAACAATTATCAGACTTATAGCTGCCCCCATTAACTATTTGATCAGACTCATATTTTCTTTCTGGAAATTTTTTGAACATAGTTCTAAATACACTTCTCTTTACAAGCATCATACCTGTAGCAGCTTCATTAACTTTGAAGAAACCGTTTTCTCCTTTAAGATGCTCAGGATTATCAAAATTTACATTGTAACCAAGTATCTTAGCTTCAATATCATCAGGTGTAGCATTTGGAAAATTAGTTAATACATTTGCAACTTTCTCCAAGTGTAAATGTTTTCTAGGATATATTCCGCAAGCTATGTCTTTGTCAGCACACAACAGTCTCTCAATGTTTCGCCATGAGAAACCTATGTCAGCGTCAATAAACAATAAATGTGTCGCAACAAAGTCTTGTTGATCCATCATCATTGATACAATGGTGTTACGAGCTCTAGTTATTAAACTCTCATTACCCATTGTTTGTATTCGTAAACCTACATTAAAAGCTTGGGTCCATTGTTGTAATTCTAATAAACCGTGTAAAGTGGCTTCTGACAGCATACCGCCATACATAGGCATGCCTAAAAATATCTTAAAGTTTTTTTCTTTAAGTTCTTCTGGTTTGATCATTTCATAAGCTCCAATATCGCTTTTTCAATTTTATTTCCGTCAAAATACATAGCATAAGGTAATTCACTAATGTAGTTAAAATTATGATTATATCCATACTTATCTACATTTGTTGACCCCCAAAAAACTATTCCTTTTTTTTGGTTAAATTTATTGGATGAAAAATGATTTAGACAAGAATCAATAGTAATAAAAAATTTAGAATATTGTAACAGACACAATATATCTCGATAAGGTATTAAAGGATCGGCAGAATAATCACTATTAACGGTACCTGATAAATTTGGTTTTTCATTTACCTCTAAGACAGAGCAATCAAAATCGTTTTTTAAAAAATTAACTATTTGTTGTCCTTGAGTGGGGTATATGCTTTTAACAATCTTATGATCAGGGTAATGTGTGGTGCTTGAATATTGTAACAAAACTAAATTATTATGTTTAGCTATAAACTTTTTTGCTTTAATTTTTTCTCTCTCACTAAAATAATACTCTGTTTCATTTTTATCATAGGGCACTTCTAAAAAATCATGTGCTATTTCACATAGATGAGAATTAGTCTTTAAATGTTTTTCATTATTTATTGAATCACACACAATAATTCTATTAAAAGATTTATAAAAACTCTCATTGTTACCCGCTAGTGGTCTAAATAAACTGCCCTTATATATCGCAGCAACATTAGGATGATTGTTAAATATGTCTGGCCACTCTGTCATAACACACACAGGCTCATTTAATTTTGATATCGCAGAGGTAAAAGTGCAATTATCTCCTATGCCTCCGATCATTAACAATAAATTCACTTTATTTTATCTAACCCTAACTGATCTCTTTTATCATACTTGTGCTCAGAGTATTTACCCTCTTGATCTACATAATGTAAAAATACTGTTATAAAATGATCGTGATGACACTCTTCTCTCCAGTGAAGATTTTCCATACCTTGAAATATCAAAGCGTTATTGGGCAACATTTCAAAAGCATGATTAATTTTTAAATTAACTAATTTTTTCTCTCGATCGTAATATCTGTAGTCAGAACTTTTATCTTCTTGTCCTACATATATGTTGTAAGGTTTATCATCTGGCTCACAACCTAAGCATAGTGCAACTGTATATTCACAAGAGGGTCTGTCAACATGTATGGGAAGGTCTGAGCCTTTATCATATATTCTAAAAAAAGAGTATGTTGGAAATAATTTTTTACCAACATTTTGCTCTATAACGCCTGTGCTCATGTCCATCAAAGTTTCCATTAACGGATCTGCATATTGTGTAATTAAGGAGTTTGACTGAGAGCATGGTTCTATATCTTTTAAATTAGAATATTTAATTATCGAATAACTATTTAGAATATTAAATATTTGTTTAGGCACAAATTCTTTTATAAATAAAGGTTTCATTATATCAACCAACTCACTATTGCAAACCTGACTCCTCGACTAACTGGATTGACCTGGTGAGGAAACATAAAATTAGAGGGAAAAGCGATTACATCACCAATATTTTGAGGGTATTGAATATGTTCTCCATCTAAATTAAATACAAACTCTCCCCCCTCGTAATCGTTACTTAAACATATAGATACAGATAAAGATCTTTCTGCACACTTATGTCCTTGATCGTGATGAAAATTATAACCAACTTTGTGTTCGTTTTTTTCATATTTTAATAAGTCTAATTGAGTTACTTTCTGACAAGTATAATTATCGTGTTGTTCGTTATACATGTCTGCTATTTGAAATATTTTCGAGTATAAATAATTTGTTATAATTTTTTTACCGAATGAAGAATTTTTAGGAGTATGAAGATGTGTTACTAAACAATTTCTAATTGTTTTATTATTGCCGTGACCAGTTGTTTTAGCGTCATGAAAATCCTCTTCAAAGTACGATATTATTTTTTCGCAAACTTTAGGCTTGATAAATTTTCTTGCCTCTAAAATATAATTTTTCACTTAAAAGGTAATGCTATGACCTGTGAGATAATTATCACGAGCAGTATTTGCTGCTGTGGTAGCTGCAGTAACCGCAGCAGAATCATCTTCTGCGCCTGCGTCAGAGTGAGAGTTATAATTTGAAGTATAACTTGTATTCCAAATATTTTGAGCTTCTGCTCTTATAACAACATTAGTAGCCCATTGTGGTACTGAAGAAACTGACTCATTATCTCTATTGTCAGTATACTCAATATGCCCCGTGTTAGTGTTTGCATCCCATTGTAAGGCATGAACATCTGAAGATATTTCTGTGTGAGACCTTAGATTATAAAATACTGAATTATCTAAATAGACATCAGACTCGGTATTACCTGTGCCACTAGCGGGACCATCATTTGTAGAGTTTGGATTAACTCCTGCATCAAAAATTATAGTCATTCTTGTATTGACTGTGGTGTTATTTATTGTTGTTGCCATTTTTTTTCACCTTTTTAGTTGCCGTCTTTTTAGGCTTCTTCTTAATTTTTATATTATTATTGCTTAATTGTCTAATAGTTTTGTCTTCAAGACCTTTATCCCCTTCACTTACTGCTTTTTGTTGCTTACTTAATAAATTAAATATAGTGGTGGTATTTCGCATTAAATCTGAAGCAGTTTCAGTTTTAGATAAAAGACCCTGCATGGCTTTATTGGAGTCAACCATTTCATTTCTAAATGATTCTGTAGCTGCCTGCACGCCTGTAATTGACCTTGAATTTTCGACTAAAAGTAAAGGAATCCATGCAATAGAACATCCCCATTCATGCACATCTGCTCCTGTCATAGGATTCTTACCTTGAAGCATATTGTACCAAATACATTTATGTTTAATGCACTTCTTTTTTAGAAGTGGACACGTCCCGTCAGGGTCGAATATTGGCATTAATCTTTGGCTGCGATAATTACGTTAGCGAATTTCAAATCCATGTTTGGCATTGCAAATGAGGCACTTGGTGCTGATGCACTTGATAAAGATCCTGTACCACTAAATGGGTGAGTGTGACTACCACCACCGCCTGCATTTCCCAATTGAGTAACAACTGGTGATATGGTTCCTGAGTAGTTACCACCCGTTGCACCCTTACCTTGGACGTTTTCATTTGTTCCATTTAAAACAGTAAATGGGTGATTGTGAGATGGTATCTCAGGTGTAGATAATGTTTTACCACCTACAGTACCAGAAAGAGATACTGAACCTGCGACTGGTAAATCTTTTGTCTCTGTTGATCTTGAAGAGGCAAATGTTGTTTGAAAGGTATCACTACCACCTGTGCCTCCACCACTTCCAACTACGACACGCATAGCTGCGTTAGCTAAACCTGAAGCTGTGTCTTGAGTCCAACCTGTTGGTGCGGAAGCCTGAAAGAAAACTTGTTTAGTCCCTGAAGGGAAGGGTTCAACGCCTGTTAAATTTGAACCACTACCTACAAACGTGGTTGCTGTTACAGCACCGTTGGTTCTTAAAATTATATTACCACCACCAGCTGTTGCATCGCCTACAAATGTAGTTGCTCCTAATTTGTCAACAGAATTCTTGATACCGAAGTTAGCAGAACCCTCACAATAAACATGAGAGTAAGCCCCTTGAGCTATGGCTATACCATTTGATGTATGACCTGTAGCAGCAATTGTTAGGGTTTGTGATCCTGATGTATTATTGAAAAACACATACTCGTTTTCAACGGCAGGAACCAATACTTTAATGTCACCAGTAAGTGCACCAGTAAGTTCAATAACTTTGTTTGCTGATTCTGTAGTAGAGTCTGCATTACCTGTTGTGAGTGTAACATCAGCTGAACCAGCAACGGATTTTGCAATATATCCACCACCGAAAGCGTCAACTACGTCTAGATTATTATTAGTTCTTGTACCCCAGGTATTGGCGTTAGCCCCTGTTTCCATTTTTTCGAGTTTGAATCTTGATGTAAATGTACTTGCCATGTTTATACCTTTCTAAAATATATCTTTTTTTGTTACCCAAGCAACACTTTTTATGCTGCGTTTACCTCTGTCCAGGTATTAGTTGCACCTGTAACCACGTTAGCCCAAGGCGTACTAAATGGATCACCTAAAGCTGTAGTCATGCTTAATCCAGTAATATCTACTATGGCACCACCTGTTACTGTTTCTGTGCCCTCAGCGAATGTTAGAGCTACTGTTGAAACACTTACTATAACACCCGTTCCAACCTCTACTGTCTCAGTTCCTAACGTAAAGCTGCTAGATAAACTACCAAGAGTTACTAAAGCATCTGCCTCTGCCACGGCAGTTCCAAGCGATGTTGTTGCAGAAACACCAACAGGATCTATCTGCGTAAAGATATCTATTACAGGTGTTCCTATTGCAAAATCAAGTTGATCTGACGGTGCAACAACTCCTACACTACCTTCACCAGAAACAGTAGCACCTGATAATGCTGCTCCTATAGTTAATGCTGTTGGATTAATTAAAGCAGTAGCTTCAGAAACTTCTAATGAGCCTGCTGATGAGGTCATTGATAATCCTGTTGGACTTACAATAACACCTGTTCCTACTTCTTGCGTTGTAGTTCCTAATGAGGTGGCCATTGTTACGCCACTTACATTAGTTATAAATTCTATATTTTCATTCCAAGCAAAAGATCCCCATGATCCTCTGCCCCAACCTGCATCTACTGTTCCAGATCCTGACTCATCACCGACTGCAAAAGATACTGATAAGCTACCTAAAACAACTCCAGCGCCCTCCTCGATAGCTAATGCACCAGATAATTGAGTTTGAAATGAAACACCTGTAGGCGATATTACATGTTCAGGTTCCGCTATAGGTGTGCCTAAGGCAGATGTAAGTGTAACAGGTGAAGGTGGTACAGAAACATCAGCTGTTGCTGACGCTGTGCCTAATGCTGTTGTTGAGGATACTCCTGTTAGGGTTACTGTTACAGAACTTTGCTGTCCCCAAAAGCCTTGCCCCCACGTGCCCTCATTCCAAGCATCTGCCATGGTAATGACCTCCTATATTAAGATAATCTTAATATAGCACTTGATGCATCATTGGTTGGAAATGCGATTGTAAATGTACCGTTTGTTGATGTCTTTACTGAACCAAAATCTAAAACTGCGATAGCTGCATTTGTATTACTTGAAGATCTATTGTAGATCAATGCTGCTTGAGCTGAAATAGTTGCAGATGTAAAACTTACGTTAGCAAAATCTACAAAAGCTGTAGAAGCTGTTGCACTTGTTTTTGTAAGACCAATTGTAGGACTTGTTAAAGTCGCACCACCACTAGCGTATGTTCCTGAGTTACCAACTTCGTTGGTTGCTGAAAATGCTGTTGTGTTTCCATTTAAAGTTGCAGAACTTGTATAAAGAGCGAGATTAATTGTATCATTATCGATATCATGGTCACCCGCTAATAATTCTTGTTTAAATGAAGCACAAACTGCTTGATTTATTGCCATGTTTTATGCCCTCCTTAGGCTTTTGGGTCTGCTGATGGTAAGGGTACTCTTAAAACTCCATCAACATACTCGTCTCTTCGTTTACGTCCCATTTGCTCATTAGCAAAAGCCTGTAAGGCAGTCTGGAACTTTTGTGTGTATAATTGCATATCTTGAGTATTTTTCAAGTATGACC